TTTGTTTATTCCAGAACAATGGTCAATGCCTCCATACATAGATGAGTATGGTAATTCACTTGTAGAAGAAGCATTAAAAGCATTAGATGATCAGTTTGAGCAGTGGAAAAAAGAACTTGCCCCTGAAGATTATCAGTTACGTATTTCTCAGCATCCAAGAAATATTCAAGAAGCTTTTGCACATAGATCAGTATCAGTATTTCCAACTCACTTGGTTGCTGCACAAGCAAGAAGAATAGAAGAGAAAGAATATGCATATGAGTTCTTAGATATATTTACTGATGAAAATGGTAAGATTGCTGTCAAGGGTACAGATAAACAACCAATCAAAGAGTTTCCAATAAGTAAGAAAACAGAAGATAAAACTGGTGTACTTGTTGTATGGGAAAGACCAATTAAAGATCCTACATTTGGTCAGTACTATGCTTCTATTGACCCCGTGTCAGAAGGTAAGACTACAACATCAGAGTCACTCTGTTCTATTTATATTATGAAAGCTCCTGTAGAAGTTACTAAAGTTACTATGGGAGAAACAGAAACATACATAGAACCAGATAAGATTGTAGCTGCTTGGTGTGGTAGATTTGATGATATTAATAAAACTCACCAGAAGTTAGAACTAATCATAGAATGGTATAATGCATGGACAGTAATTGAGAACAACATCTCATTGTTTATTCAGTATATGATTTCTAGAAAGAAACAGAGATACTTAGTTCCTAAGAGTCAGATTCTGTTCTTAAAAGATCTTGGTGCCAATGCTAACGTATTCCAGGAGTATGGTTGGAAGAACACCGGTACATTATTTAAAGCTCACTTATTAAGTTATGCTATTGAATACTGTAAAGAAGAACTGGATGTGGAAACTAAAACAGATGGTACAATTGTACGTACAAAGTACGGAATAGAAAGGATTCCAGATCCTATGTTACTCAAAGAAATGCAGGAGTATGCAGATGGAGTCAACGTGGATAGATTAGTGTCATTTGCTGCACTAGTTGCATTCATGAGAATACAGCAAGCTAACAGGGGTTATTCTAAGAGAGTAATCATGGATGATGCCTCTAAAAACTTGCAAAAGTCAGAAAATTTGTTTAAATTAAATAGAAGTCCATTCCGTAATTTAGGGATGAGCTCATCTTTTAATTCTCAAAACTTTAAAAGATCACCGTTCAAAAATATTAAATAAAAGCTATGCAGGTATATAACGCAATGCAATTAAAAAAGGGAGCAAAGGTTGAGCATAACCGATTAGGTAGTGTAACTCAACCATTGCAATTTATTCCCAAAAAAGAAAAAGATGAACAGTGGGCAGCATGGAATTTAGATTGGTTAGAATGGAATGGTCTAAGACAAATTAGAAGAAATGCTCGTAGGCTAATGAAGAATTATAAGTTAGCTAAAGGGATTATTGACAGAACAGATTATATAGTTGAAGAGAATAATGAGTATAGAGATATTGTAGAGACACTTACTAAAGATGATACATCTGCTCTTGAACTTAAGTTTTACCCAATTATTCCAAATGTAATTAATGTTTTAGTAGGTGAATTTGCTAAGAGATCTACTAAACTTACCTATAGAGCTGTTGATGATGTTTCATATAATGAAATGCTAGAACAGAAAAGATCTTTAGTTGAAGAAACATTAATGGCTGATGCACAAACTAAAATCATTTCAGCACTTATTGCACAGGGATTAGATCCTAATTCACCTGAAGCACAACAGCAATTAGATCCACAAAAAGTTAAGTCTTTACCAGAAATTGAAAAGTTCTTTCAAAAAGACTATAGGTCAATGATTGAGCAATGGGCAACACATCAGCATAAAGTAGATGTGGAAAGATTTAAAATGGATGAGCTAGAAGAAAGAGGTTTTAGAGATATGCTTATCACAGATAGAGAGTTCTGGCATTTCCGTATGATGGAAGATGATTATGATGTAGAACTCTGGAATCCTGTAATTTCATTTTATCACAAGTCTCCTGATAATAGATATATTTCTCAAGGTAACTGGGTTGGTAAAACAGATATGATGACTCCATCTGATGTTATTGACAAGTACGGTTACATAATGACAGAGGAACAAATGGCTGCTCTTGAAGCTATCTATCCTATTAGATCTGCAGCATACAACATTGGAGGTTTACAAAATGACGGATCTTTTTATGATGCAACTAAGTCTCATGACTGGAACGTTAATATGCCATCATTAGCATATAGACAGTATACTTCATTCATGGGTGGAAATGTTTTAGACGGATCTGATATTATCACTCAAATCTTAGCTGAAGGTGAAGATTATTATGATCAAGGAACTGCATATCTTTTAAGAGTAACTACAGCTTATTGGAAGTCTCAGAAAAAAGTTGGTCACCTAACTAAGGTTTCAGAAATGGGTGAAGTTACTACTGAAATTATAAGTGAAGATTATACTATTTCAGATAAACCAATATATGATACTAGACTCTATAAAAATAAAACTAGAGATAATTTAATATTTGGTGAGCACATTGATTGGATCTGGATTAATGAAGTTTGGGGTGGTGTAAAAATTGGTCCAAACATTCCTTCATTCTGGGGTATGAATAACCCTGGAGGATTTACTCCAATTTACATTGGTGTAGATAAACATAAGATTGGACCATTAAGATTCCAATTTAAAGGTGATTCAAGTTTATACGGATGTAAGTTACCTGTAGAAGGTGCTGTATTTACAGATAGAAATACAAGATCTACTGCACTACTAGATTTAATGAAGCCATATCAGATTGGTTTTAATATTGTAAACAATCAGATTGCAGACATTCTAGTTGATGAATTAGGAACAATTATTATGCTTGACCAGAATACTTTACCTAAGCACTCTCTTGGAGAAGACTGGGGTAAAGGTAATTATGCTAAAGCATATGTTGCAATGAAGAATTTCCAAATGCTTCCTCTTGATACATCTATTACAAATACAGAGAATGCATTAAACTTCCAACACTTCCAAAAACTAGATCTATCTCAGACAGAGAGATTGATGTCAAGAGTTCAATTAGCTAATCACTTTAAGCAACAAGCATATGAAGTAATTGGAGTTAACCCGCAAAGAATGGGACAACAATTATCTCAGATGACTGCTACAGGTGTAGAACAAGCTACTGCAGCATCTTATGCACAGACAGAAGTATTCTTTATCCAGCACTGTGATTATCTAATGCCTAGAGTACACCAAATGCGTACTGACTTAGCACAATACTATCATTCAACAAAACCTTCTGCAAGACTTACATATATTACAGAGGCTGATGAAAAAGTAGCATTCCAAATAGAAGGTACAGATCTTCTAATGAGAGACCTTAACATATTCTGTAGTACCACTGCAAACCATAGAGCTGTTCTTGAACAGTTAAAACAAATGGCTATTCAGAATAATACTACCGGAGCATCTATCTATGATCTTGGTAAAATTGTTCAATCTGATTCAATTGCTGAAATCAATACTGTTCTTAAAATGTCTGAACAGAAATTACAGCAACAGAAACAAGAAGAAATGCAACAGCAACAGCAAATGCAACAAGAACAACTTGCTTCTCAAGAGAAACAAAAACAGATGGATATCCAAGCTGCTGCAGAAAGAGATGATAAGATGATTCAGAAAGATATAACAGTAGCTGAAATTAGAGCTGCTGGATATGGATCAATGTCAGATGTTAATCAAAATCAAATGTCTGACTACATGGATGCTATGAAAGAAATTAGAGCAACTGAACAATATCAAGCACAAACTGATATCCAAAGACAGAAACAAAGTGATGATATGGTTAAGCATTCTCAAAAGATGAGTATGGAACAACAGAAGTTGCAAACACAAGAAGACATAGCAAATAAACAATTGGAAATAGCAAGAGTCAATAAGAATAAATATGACTCTAAATCTTCTGATAAAAAGAAAAAATAGGTTTAGCTATATAGTGCAAAAAATTAATTTTTGACTTTTAAATTTTCCAAGTTTATTTTGTATATTAAATTATAACATAAAACCAACAAGATGGAAGAAACCAACAAAACTCCTGAAGAAATTCAGGTACAAGACTCTACAACGGTAGGTCAAGTAGATATAGACATTGATTCAATTTTTGGTCCTCCAGGTGCTGATAGTATCATGTTACCTGATGGTCAATCTGAACCAGAAAAGAAATCTGTTTTTTCAGCAAATAAAACAGATATGACGTTCTTTGACAATCCAACAGCTAAAACTCATGAAGAAAGAGTAGAAGCTGAGGAAAAACAAATAGAAGTTGAGGAGACAATTAATGAACTTGATAGTCTTATTTCTCAGGCGGAAGATGCTGGCGGTAAAGGAAGACCTAAAGTAGACAAGTCAGGTCTTTCTGAGTTAGCAGCTAAAATGATTGAGGAAGGTACACTTATTCCTTTTGATGATGATAAACCATTAGAAGAATATACTACAAAAGACTTTCGTGAATTATTTGAAGCTAACTTCCAAGAAAGAGAAAATAAAGTAAGACAAGATACTCCAAAAGAGTTTTTTCAATCTTTACCACAAGAACTTCAGTATGCTGCTAAATATGTAGCAGATGGTGGGCAAGATCTTAAAAGTCTTTTTAGAACCTTAGCTCACGTAGAAGAGATTAGAGATTTAGATCCTTCTAATGAGTATGATCAAGCAGAGATTGCAAGACAGTATCTATATGCAACAGGATTTGGAACTGCAGAAGAAATTGAGGCCGAAGTTGAAGATTACGCAGAATTAGGAAGACTATCTCAAAAAGCTCAACAGTTTAAACCAAAGTTGGATAAAATGCAAGAAGATATTGTAAATAGACAACTTGCAGAACAAGAGTATAAGAAACAACAACAGGCTCAGCAAGCAAAAGCTTACCAAGATAATGTATATAACACATTAGCTGTTGGTGAACTTGGTGGTATAAAACTTGATAGAAAGGTTCAAAGTCATTTATACTCTGGATTAGTTCAACCAAACTATCCTTCAATTTCTGGTAAACCTACAAACCTACTTGGACACTTATTAGAAAAGTATCAGTTTGTAGAACCAAATCATGGTCTAATTGCAGAAGCACTATGGCTATTATCTGATCCAGATTCTTATAGAAATAAAGTAAGAGATCAAGGAGTAAAACAAACTGTAGAAAAAACAGTAAGACAACTTAAAACAGAAGAGGCAAGAAAAATGGGATCTTCTTCACAAGAAGAACCTGAACAAAGAAGAACTGCTACAGCAAGCAGACAACAAAGAACAATCTCAAGACCAAACAATTTGTTCAAGAGATTTTAATTAGTAACAATTTAAATTAATATATACAATGGCAACTCCAGTAATGAACAATGGTATATTCCTTAGGGATACCGCTTACAACGCAAGTTCCCATGTGGATTCTTACCACTTGGTGAACATGCTGAAAGATGCAGAGCCAATGGACTTGGGTCCAGTGGATCTTTGGGCTATGGCTCAAAAAGTAGAAATGCCTCTTTATCAAATGTCATCATTTGGTGGAAAGAATGTTATCATGGTAGATAACGCACGTGGGGAATACAGATGGCAGACTCCAGTCTCTATTGACCTTCCTTACATTGTTGAGGATATTGAACCAGACAATGACTATAAAGGTGTTGATGGTACTACATTCCGTATCAAACTTAACAAAAGAGAATTTGGACATGGTGACATCATCACTTATGACAAATACAATGGTGTTGAGATGTACATTACACAAGAAGATATCCTCCCATTAGGTGATGGTTTTATCTATACTGTGCAATTGGTAAACAATGACAACTACAAATACATTGACAACAAGTATTTGGCTAATGGTACTAAAGTATTCCGTAAAGGTTCTGCAAGAGGTGAGTATGGTGAAAGATTCTCTGACATCATCACTAATGCAGGTTTCCGTGAATTCTACAACTACGTAGGTGGTGCAGAAGCTCACGTACACTACTCTATTTCTAGCCGTGCTGACTTGATGATCAAAGGTGGAATGAATGCAGATGGTACAGTTCCTGTAACTGAGATTTGGAGATCATTTGACAAAACTATGGATCCATCAATCACTTCTTTGGAAGACATGGTTAAAGTAATGGGTAAAGATTCTGTTAAGAAAGCATTTGACAACGGTAACTTGTCACGTACATTCTTGACTAACATGGAAGCTGCTCACTTGTCTAAAATTGCTATTGACATTGAAACTTACTTAATGTGGGGTCATGGTGGTAGAGTACGTCAGGATGGTCCAGATGATGTTAGATTGTCTGTGGGT